ACCTAGGAGCTTCTTGATAATATCGAGCGGAACCTGCTTCTGCCTCCACATCGTCCCCGCCGAATGGCGGAGATCCCGCAAGGTCATCATCCGCGTCCCATACTTTTCATGGGCCTGCTTCATCGCCAAATTCCAGCGCCTTTCCCTCATATGCCGCGTATAAGGCTGTCCATTAACCGAGAAGACAAAAATACTTTCTCCGTTTCCCCGATTCTCCCATTCTCCCATTCTCTCATTCCCCGATTTCCCCATTCTCCCATTCTCTGATTCTCCCATTCTCAAGTATTTGGAGGCCTCCGGGCACAGCTCTATCGGGATCCCTCTCTCTCGGTTTGTCTTCGTCCTGGCTTTCATCCGCCCATCCACATAAACGGTCGAAATGGTGATCTCCATTGTCTCGAAGTTTACTGCGCTTTTCAGAAGCCCGCTGGCCTCTTCCGGCCTCAATCCGTATCCCCGGATCGCCCAGAAATATCCCCTATCCTCTTCTTTGATAAATTCAAAGACCTGATCAATCTCTCGATCCGTGAACCATTTTATACGGGGTTGTTGAATTCGTAGTTGAGGAAACTGGGGAAAGATAGGAAGCGAACTTTGAAAGTGGTGCAAGAATCCATGTAAAGTCATCATGATATTTTTTATCGTCTTTCCTTTGAGTCCTTTTTTTTCGAGCCATGTTTGCAATCCCTCCAACTGGACCTGATCTATGGTCCGGAAGTCCTGATCCTTGAAAAACGGTACAAAGTATTTTTGCCAGATCCAGTATTTTGATTTCTGCCACGAGCTGTCGTTTTCGACTCGCTCCAGGTAAAGGTCGAAGGCCTGATCGAACCGGTAGGGCGTGCGATCTTTGAATCGTTTTGGATCGTATCGGTTTTTGGCTGGATCTGGATCGTAGAGCTGATTCAGAAGGTCAAGAAATGCTGTGGCGTAAAATTCGGCTTTGAATGGGCGGCCATGCTCATCTTTATAAAAATAATCGCCCCGGAAACTGACCCGCCAGCCCTTCCGGTAGCGGTAGACTCCTCCCCTCATCTCATCCACCCCCTCAAGCGAGATGGACCGAATGATATTAGAATTCGACATGGCTGTCAATCAAAATCTCGACAGTGGTGGCAGGGATCGGAAACCTTCAGCCTCCCATGGCAGTCAATCTCAAATGGATCCCCGGGGCTGTCCCAGAAGAAGAATCGGCTAATCCCTTCATGACCTATCCTCAGCACTGGCTCGCCCTTAAAATAGAGAACAATCCCTTCCGATAATCCGAATGAAGGGTTAGCCTCGACGGTCCTGATCTTCCATAGCCTCCTTAAATCCAGCCTCTCATACGGAGTGTCGGACGCTATAAATAAGGGATTTGCCTTCGGGCATACAAATCCCTCCGGATGGTCCAAGGTCTCCTGCCCGGAGCCGCCCATAGGCCACATAAGAATCGCAATTATGATCGCCAAAACGCAAAAAATTTTATCAGCCATATTCATCTCCTTATTTTGGTATTTCATTCCATTCCCGCCCATCGAGAAGACGCCCCGTATTACCTGGATCACCAACAAATTGAAGGCCTTGTGCCCTACGGTTATAATCTCCCCATCCCTTAAAGAAAAATGGCACTCCTGCCGCTTGGCACTGATCTCTTAAAGATCTCACCCAATCAGGACTAAGAGGCCGAGCCTTTGGGCCAGTCTCGCCCCCACAGACGACCCAATCTAAGCACTCACTTCCTTGATGCATTGGCGTCGGATAAATGTCCACCGGTCCCAGCATCGGCTCAACACTCACCCATCGGTGAGTCGTCGGAATCTGCAAAAGAATCGGTATTCTCTCATTGGCGATTTTCTGATCCTCAACGGAGACGCCAAGCCAGATATGATTTGGCCTGCCGTAACCATCAAATAATTCGCAAAAAAAATCTTTCATTTCTTGTGATCGCTTCGTCAAAATAAGAAAAATGTGGTTACTCATTTCCATAACTTCAATTATCTCAACCCGTTGTTCGTATGTGATCGAAGAATGAAACAGATCACCCATCAATTGGACTCCAATAATTGATGATTTTCTCAGACCATCGGGTCCGTTCAAATTTCTGAGAAATGGCGGTCCTCCGGCATAGGCTTCCCTTTCAGTTTTAGAAATTGACGGATTCTTCGCCAGCCTCTTCACCATGGCCAGGTGCCAGCAATTCCGGCAGCCATCGGAGACCGGGGTGCATCTCATGGCAATCGGATTCCAGGTATAATCAAGATATTCGATTTTTGTTTTGTTCATGGCCTTTTTATTTCTTTCTAATTGGTGTCCAATGATCTCGGTAATATTCGATGGTTTTAGTGAGTTTTGAAATCTCTTGTTTGTGGCGGCCATCAACCTGGCCCATTCTCCAGGCATAGCCGAGGCCAGTGAAAATAAAGGCAGCGATAGCAAATCCCCAAACGAAGGCCTTAATCTTTGACATGGCATCCCTCGCAATCCAGCCGGTTGCAATCGAAGCATTCGTCCGGCCACGGAAAATCATCCACGATATGCCGTCGCCAAAATGTTTTAAGCCATCGGATTAAAAATTGGACTCGCACAATAGGATCAGAATTACCGCCGATATGGCGAAGGAGATGATTGAAAACAGAAGCAACCTGAACTTTTTTTTGGTCATGAATCATGCCCGGTTTTTCCCAATGTCACGGATTTGCCTTTCGAGCTGATCTCCATCGTTACGCCATCTTTCTTTAATTTCTCATCCATATTTTTGATGTGCTCGAATAGAGATCGTTGGTTAGGATTCCATTCATAGGTTAACGTTTCCTTTACTTTTTCCTTTGTGAACGACAGGGAAATCTCGCAGATATTCTTTCCTTTAGAAACAGCGATCTTCGCAGAAATTGAAATCACTAATGGACTTTCACCAGCCGTCGTCCAGGCCTCTTCCAGATCATCGATATAATCTGAAAGCATTCCCTGAATCTTAGCTGGAATCAAAGATACAGCTCCCTTGATCGACATTTATCCTCCTTTCTACCGCCCGCAGTGCCAGCGCTTGCGCGGTGTGCGCCGTAGCTCGTCAGAGCGAAGGCGAGTCTATGTCATCCTGAACTTGATTCAGGATCTCTCCCTGGATTCCCTTTCATCCCCCGTACCGCCCCTTTCGGGGTCCGCCAGTTAATTCTCAAGCGCCCTTAGGCTGCCGCGCACCGCCGTGCCCAATTCCCGTAGGACCACTTTCGTGGAGGTTTAGGTTCGGGCGACTTGCCTGAGAAATAGTTCGGGATTCCATCTCGATTCTTAGGTTATTCTCAACCCATGGCCAGCACTCCTCGCAATAGCCATGGCTGACATCATCATTGGAAAATGGCTCTTTCAAGTTATAAAGAATGTCACAAACGCAGCAAATCACGCGCATCCGGTCTCCTCCATGTAGAGGTCCCTTTCCTCTCCCCTGAAAATCTCAGAGCAATCTGGGCAGATATCCCGGAGGTGGCCATCCCGGATATTGAAAATTTCCTGGCAGAAGAGACATAGGCCTCTGCTTATGGGGCTGTGCGTTAAAATTTGGGCCTGTGGCAAGACTTTCTTCTTAGATGTGTGGGATTGGGTTCGGGTTTTCATTGAGAAGATGAGTAACACAAACTGTAACTCTTGTCAAGGGAAAAATGAGCGGTTTGAAAAGATTTTTTTGGCGGGAGAAAAAGCTATTTATTTAAAGGGCTTAACGTAAGGCTCGCCTTTTTCAGCAATGAGATATCCGATATTCGGCTCGAACATTTCGTAGAGGCAACTCCAAAAATCGTAATCTGCCTCGAAAGTGCCATGAATGACGCGGCTGACCTTCACAGAGGCTGCCTTGAAAGAGATTCCATCATGTCTTGCTACAACGCGGGCGAGATCTGCCTGGCTGCATTGATGGTCTTTCAGTAAATCCTTAATTCTTTTGCCGACTTTGCGTCTTTCTTCCTTTTTCATTAAAGTTTTTCTTGACAAACAGTTACGTTTTATGTAAATTTGTTTTGCAATGGACAGAGAAATATTCGAAGCAAGGCTCGCCGAAAAGAACAAAAACCAAAAACAGATGGCAGAAGAAATAGGCATACGACCCCAGCGCATCTCTGAAATGATCGCGGGACGCTTAAAGGGCTGGAAATATCGGCGCCGGATCTCCCAGTACCTCGGCGTCGCCGAAGAAGTCCTTTTCCCTGATAATGGCGATAAATCTTCTGCATAAAATGTTCCGAAAGAAATACAATGCCTGTTCGGATTAAGGGACAAAAAAGTTAATGCCAAAAATCGGCATCAGATGTACAGATTGTCCCAAAAAAGAGAGGCGCGACCGTGGCGTGCAGCGCAGGCGCTTGCGCCGCGTGCGCGATCCTCGAAGAGGCCACAGCATCGATCATCCACCCCAATGGTTTTTTGATCTGTGGCCTCTTTTTTATTAAATTTCGGCCGGTAAGTCAAGGGAATTAAATTGACGCTGGATTTCATAAAAATCATCAAAGTGGCGATGGCCAGAAAGGATATAAACCAGAAGCAACTGGCCTATCTTATGGCCATTAGCGAGGCCGAATTAACACGCAAATTCAGCGGGGAGCGCCACTGGAACAATGCCGAAATAACCATCCTTCTAAATGTTCTGAACCTTGTCCTTTTACCCGAAAGAAAATTGACAAAGGCCCTGCTCTCCGCCTTCGAAGAGGGAGACGAATGAGGAAGCTAAATAAAAATGATTAGGGTATTTCCTCGACGTACCAAATGGACTCCCGATGATAACCTTGCATTTGTAGGTGATCCTCCATTGTTCACTCCTCCAAATCAGCCTGTTCGTATTTCAGTGGCTTTTACATGGGATCTTCGAGAAGCATTTAGGCTTTATCGTGCATGGAAGGATTATTTTGATGATGTGCAAATAGGCGGCCCTGCATGTGAAGATCGTGGCGGTAACTTTTATCCCAATATTTTTATCAAAAAAGGGATAACGATCACAAGTCGGGGTTGTCCATGGAAATGCCCATGGTGCCTTGTCCCTGAACGGGAGGGGAAAATAAGAGAATTGCCTATCGAAAAAGGTTGGATAGTCCAGGATAATAATCTCTTAGCTTGTTCGAAAGTCCATATCGAAAGCGTTTTTAATATGCTTTCGAGGCAACAGGAGCCGATTGAATTTCCTGGTGGCCTGGATGGGAGATTTCTTACTCATTGGCATATCGATCACTTTAAAAAAATTCGTATTAAACAACTTTGGTTTGCTTGCGATCACAATAAAAACTTTCCTATTTTAGAACATGTTGCTGACCTTACTTCTGATTTTCCCCTTCAAAAAAAGCGTTGCTATGTAATGATTGGCTTTGATGGGGAGACAATTCTTGAGGCAGAAAAACGTCTGGAAAAGGTTTATTCGATGGGATTCTTACCATTCTGCCAACTTTATCAAGGCAGAGAAAAAAAAGAATATCCCGATGAGTGGAAAAAACTAAACCGTAAATGGAGTAGGCCAGCAGCTTATAGATAAGATGACTCAGCTCTCTTTTTTCGATATTCAAAAACAGAAACCCACCGGCATGGATCTACGGAACCGGGGAATTAAAAGAGCCGTGGAGCATGCGGAGGATATCCATGATGAATGGCAGGCCAAAGCCCTCGATTTTCTCTACATTTACGCCAAGAAGCACGACAAATTCTCTGGAGAGATGGTGAGGCAAGAGGCAAAAGGGGTCGTATCGGACCCTCCATCCCTTCGCGCCTGGGGCGCGATACTCCTCCAGGGGGCCCGCAGGGGATGGATCAGTCAAGTAGGGTATGTCCAGGTAAACAATCCTAAAGCACACCGGGCGAACGCCGCTCTTTGGGAGAGCAATTTATGATCAAAAAGCCCTCTTTCGACTTTTATCCCATCCATTGGCGACGCGATCTCGATGATTGTCCCCTTGAGATCGAAGGCGCTTGGATCCGAATCTGCTGCCGCCTGTGGGATTCCGACACCATTGGCAAGGCGACAAAGTCGCTTGACGAATGGGCCAGAGTCCTCCGCCGAACCGAAAAAAAATCGATGAAAATTTTAAAAATTTTGATCGATAGTCACGTTGCATCGGGCGAGATTTTGGATAACCAAAACATAACAATAATTTGTAGGCGCATGATGAGGGATGACAGGGTGTCAAAAATCAGGTCTAAGGCTGGGAAATTAGGAGGTAATCCTGCTTTTAGGAAACGGAAAGACGATTGTGGAAATCAGGGCAATTTGCTTGAGAACTTGGATAAGCAAAACGAAAAAAATTTGGTTAACCAAACCTCCAAACAAAACTGCGGCATATATATAAAAGATAAACATAATAATAGTTTTGGTTATCCAAAAGCAGAGATTCCGGAACTCAAAGACGAAGAAAGGCTGGCCCCGGAAAAGGCCAAATCTCTTTTTAAAGAGATCCAGGAAAGGCTCTCTTAAAATGGAATACGAAATCACCCCAATCGCAAAACCAAGGATGACACAAAGGGACAAATGGCTCGATCCTCCAAGAAAGCAGGTTTCGGGATATAGGAAATTCTGCAGGCATTGCCAAATGGAAAGAATGGCTCTTCCCTCTTTTGGGGCTCATGTAACTTTTGTCATCCCAATGCCCAAGTCCTGGCCAAAGAAAAAAAAGAAACAAATGGGTGGCTGCGCACATATGGATAAGCCAGACCTGGATAATCTTTTAAAAGCTCTCGGCGATGCTTTGTATAGTGACGATTCGGGGATTTGGGACATTCATGCGACAAAACGCTGGGGCTACGAAGGCAGGATCGTAATCGAGGAGAGGGGCCATGCTGTATAAAATCACAGTGTTCAAAATCGGAGACGGAAAGAAAAAATGGATCCACAGCGTTGAACTCAATGCCCTGAATCCAATGCAGGCAGTTGAAAAGGCGTGCGTGAAGATGGGCCCGGACCGGCTGATGGAAATTTCCGAAGTCCATCATTTTGCTCGGCCGACAATAAATCGGATTCACAGAGATGGATTCTTTTAAAAGGCGGTGAAATTTTTATGGCTGAACTCTTCAAATGTGATCTCAAACTCGAAGGCCTCGAAGAGTTGAGGCAAACCCTGAGCGGTGACCTCATCCGCAAGGCCATGCGCTCCGCCCTGGATCGCACCGGAACCTACGGCAAGAAACAACTCGTTGACGAGGTGACCTCCGAATATAATGTCAGCACTTCGGACGTTCGCAGCAAGATTGAAGTTATTCGTACTACACAGAGCGCGATGGAGATCTTGCTTAAAACCGTCAGCCGCAAATTGTCCCTCACCCACTTCGGAGCCAGGCAGGCGCCCAAAGGAGTGCTGGTCAACATAAGGAGAAATCAGATCAGCTTTTATGAGGGGGCATGGGTTGATCGGCTGAGGAATCGATATGTGGCAATCCGTAAGATCCGCCCATGGCCTCCGGGCGTCGGGCGTGGGCATAAAGGCAGAGGGAGGGGAGTGGATCCACGGCGCGCCGCGAAGCTCAGGATGAAGGGACTGCCCGGCCCGTCGGTTACGGATATGGTACGAGTGAACTTCGACAAAGTGGCTGACAGCATGGTCTCATTCTTCAAGCAGGAATTTTGGAACCAAATCTTCAAGCGTACCAGCATAGGCGGATAATGGAAGCAAATATTTTTGGGTCCTTCCTGCCGACCCCTCAATGCGATGCGCAAGCCCGCAAATTTCGAGAGCGGCCCAAGGTTTTGTTGACCTTAACACATTGAATGTAATTAACAATTTTTACTTTAGAAGCGGATTTTAGCCAAGGATGCCAAGATTACTCACTCAAGCGCAGTTCGCACGCAAGACCAAATATTCCCGTGCCCGAATCACCCAGCTCGTCAAGCAGGGAGTCATTGTTCTCAAAAAAGGCAAGGTCGACCCAGCCCAGGCCAACTCTGCGATTGAGGCCAATATCGACCGCTCACGTCAACTCAAAGCAGAGGCAAAGTCCAAACCTGCCCAGACTCCACAAATGGAATTCGCAGGAAATGGATTTAACACTAACCCCAAAACTGGCACCGCGACAAATGGATTTAACACTGAACTTAAACCATCGCTCACTGATGCTCGCCGCGACCACGAACTGCTCAAGACAAAAATCTCAGAAACTAAACTCAGGGAACTTCGCGGCAAACTCGTACCGAAGAATGAGGCAACCAAGATGGTGATCGCGTTGGGTGCTGCGATCAAGCTTACTTTTCTTAGTCTGCCGCGGCGCCTGGCCGAGATCCTCGCACCCATGACAGACCCCAAAGAAATCGAGCTTCTTCTGCGGTCTGAAATAAGAAACGTGATTCAAATTCTGGAGCAGGCACGCCATGTCAAATCTAAGCGCCCTCGCGCAAAAAATCCCCCAGGACGCGTGGGAGACCATCTGGAGTCTTCCGGACGAGATCTCCATCCCGGACTGGGTTGAGAAAAATATTGTCCTCTCCGAGAAGATGGCGGCAGAGCCTGGCCCACTGCGCATCTCCCGCACGCCATATATTCGCGGCCCCCTCTTGGCCCTGCAGGATATTTTTACGGAGCACATTGTTCTAGTTTGGGGGCGGCAGCTCGCCAAGAGCACGACGATCTACTCCTTCCTCTGCTACGTCGTGGCCCAGGATCCAGGCTCGACGACTTTTCTTCTTCCGACTCGCGACAAAGCCAAGGAAATCTCGGAAACAAAAATCGATCTCATCTTTCGATCGTGTCCAGAAGTAATGAAACGTATGCCGGAGAATCCGGACGACTATACGAAACTCCGCATGAACTTCCAGACGATGGTCCTGGCCATGGCCTGGGCCGGCTCCGACACGCAGACCACCACGCGTAGCAACCGCTACCTTTTTGTCGATGAGGCCGACGAAATTAAAAAACAGGTGGGCGAGAACGCCATCGATCCCATCGAAGGAATTAGGCAGACGATGACGACCTTCACCAACAGAAAAGAAATCGATACCTGCACGCCCACCACCCCAGAGGGAAATATCTGGCAGGAGCTCAAGACCTGCCAGCTCGTCTTCGAATACTGGATCCCCTGTCCCCACTGCGGCACCCATCAGGTCCTCTATTGGGAGAACGTAAAATTCGGAGAGGACCATGACCCAATCGTTGTCGAGGAAATGGCCTACTATGAATGCGAAGCGTGCCAGAAACATATTTCGAATCTCGATAAAATCCGCATGCTCACAAAAGGAGTCTGGAGAGCGCGCACCTCCGGCGATCCGGCCGACGAGATTATGAAAAACATCCGAGGCCGCATCGAGGAAACGATCTCTCTTGACGATGCCCTCAAGACAAGGCGCTACAAAAAAATCGGCTTTCACCTTCCGAAGTGGTATTCTCCGTTCTCCGGAGGCACGTTCGGCGTGATAGCCAAGGAATTTCTGGAAGCAAATAAGGCCCTCAAAGAAGGAGACGACTTCACGCCTGTCCGCAACTGGCGCATTTACAACGCAGCACGGCCCTGGGAGCAGGTGGCCGTCTCGGCGACCCAGATCGAGCTCGGCAAAAATCAGATCGCGCTTCCCGAGCTCGTCTGCCCGAAAGGGACAATCGCCTTGACCGCAGGCATCGATCCGGGCCAGGGAGGCTTCTGGTATGCGGTCCTCGCATGGAAACCTGATTACGGTCCCCATCTCGTGCAGAAGGGATGGCTCCCTGGCGACTACGAGACTTCCGATCTTGAGGAGCTGGTAAGGAACCGCCTCTATCAAGTTGATGGAGAAGCAAGGCAACTTCACCTCTGGAGAACCGGAATTGACACGGGCGGAAGTGAATTTCAGGGCACCGATATGACCATGACGGCCGCCGCCTATGAATGGATCAGAAAAATGCACATGCGTGGGCTTTTCGGCACGAAAGGCCTTTCCAGGGACATCCCGAAGCGCCTCAAGCATTCTCGCATCGATAAAATGCCGGGGGACAAGGGCGCGACAATACCTGGAGGCCTCACACTCATCGAGATCAACACCGATGCGATGAAAGATCTCCTCTGGTTTCGGCTTAACCGAAACGTCGTCGCCTGCCCCGATTGCAAAAGCAACAATCGCTATTCATTCGACCGGTTCGGGGCAGAAGGCCCTCTCACCTGCCAGAAATGCGGCATCGAACTCATCAAAAGGCCTGTTTCCGGCCTCTTCACATTCCATGAGTCGATCGATTCCGAATACCTCCAACACCTTCTGGCCGAAGAGAACCGAATGGATGTCGATGGCAAATGGAACTGGGTGAGAGTCCGCCGCGACAATCACCTGCTCGATTGCACGGTCATCGCATTTGCCATGGCCGATTCCGAATTTGATGGCGGCATCCGAGTTATTCACAGAGTTCCGGCAGCTCCCGGGCCGGATCAGAAAGCAATGCAGCCGATCAACCCGGTAACCCGCCGACCCAAAGGCACTTGGACAAAAGGATGGTAGCGAAAAAAAACCCCAAACCCGAGGAGGATGACAAGATGAACGGCTGGATCTATGGCTGGAAAAATATCGCCGAATTTTGCGACTGCACACCCGAGACAGTAAGAAAAAAAGTAGTCAAACATCACCTCCCAGTTCGCCGCGATCCCGACAATAAGCCTGTGGCGCTCAGGTCTGAATTGAACGCCTGGCTGCAGAGGTGCAAAAAGTACTGAAAAATCCCCCTAAATTCCCCTAAAAATCCCCACAAATTCCCCCAATTCTTGGCATGGTCTCGCCCTTTACATTCCTTTCTGTTTAGTATACTGCTACCTTAAAGATAAACTTTTTGTTTAGTATCTTAAACTACCTTCTTGCCCGCAGGAGAGGTCGATGTGACAGCCCAAAAAGACTTTAGCGTTGAGCAAGGATCGGACTGGGCAATCGGACTAACGATCAGCAACGCCAGCGGCCCCATTAACATCCAAGGGTACAGCGGAGTGCTCAAGGTCGCCACTGGTTTCGGAAAGACGTCAAAAACCATAGTGACCTCGACCGCCGTTATCATTGATGCCGCCTCGGGGAAAATGAGCGTTGGTATTTCGGCGGATCAGAGTCTATCCATTCCGATGACCGCGCAAACCATGGCTTTTCAGTATCAATTTTACCTTATTCGATCCGACGGGTCGAAGCTCAGAATTTTGCAAGGAACCCTTACTTTGTCGGCGGCAATTGTCTGATGGATGAAATTCAAATCGTAATTCAGGAGCCTGAAATTATCTCCGCCGTGATCGGCCCTTTGGTCGAAGAGATTTTGATTGAGTTATCCGCCGAAGCCCTGAATGTTTCGCTTGAACCCACGGCAATCGAAATAATGTCCGTCACCCTGAATGAAGGTCCCCCTGGTCTGAAAGGCGAAAAGGGGGAAAAGGGCGACTCGATCCCAAGCGGAGGCGGGAGCCCGGGCGACAAAGGTGAAACGGGAGATCCCGGTCCTCCAGGTCCGCAGGGACCGCAGGGATTGCAGGGGCCGATTGGAGAACTGGGTCCGGCTGGAGATAAAGGCATCCAGGGCGACAAGGGGCCTAGTGGCGACAAAGGGCCGATGGGAGACCAGGGACCGCAAGGAGCGCAAGGCCTACAAGGTCCACAGGGTCCACAGGGCCCTCAAGGCGCCCAGGGCGATGGAGGCCCCACTGGCGATCAAGGCAGCAAGGGAGTTAACGGAGATAAAGGCGCAACCGGAGATAAGGGGCCTATGGGGGATAAGGGTCTAACCGGAGATCAGGGGGCAGTTGGAAATCAAGGCCCCGTCGGAAACCAAGGGCCAGTAGGAGACAAGGGACCCGCGGGCGATAAAGGTTTAACGGGTGATATGGGAAGTATAGGGCCAGATGGCGATAAAGGGCTAACGGGAGACAAGGGACCCACAGGCGATAAAGGTTTAACGGGTGATAAGGGTGCAACAGGGGATCAAGGGCAACCCGGAACTCAAGGTAATGGTCCTGCTATTTTCTTTTATGTAAGACAATAGGAGTTTACGTGGCTTTAGATTCAATGAACAAAATCGTCTCAGGACTCGCAAGTGGATTAATTTTGCCACTCAACAAGGCCAGCATTGCCAATCTTGCCGCCGGCTACTTTGCCTCTTTGTGGAGAGCGACCGGATGGCCAGCACAGGGAGCAATCCCTGGGGCAGCAGCGACCTGTGATGACACCTTATTGGGATCGTGGCTGCTGCCAAATTCAGGGTCGCTTGATTTATATATTCTCAAGGCCACCATCTGCGGGGCGACCGTTAATACGTGGTTGATTTACGACCGTCTTACCCACATGGGAGGACTGAGTGGTGTCACAACTGGAGATCAAACGGTAAATGTCGCCTTGACCACCGCAAACGGACAGGGAAGATGTACGGTCGATGGATCCGATGTGGAATGGTTCGCTGAGATGTATACGGATATTGGGACAACCGCACAGACCTGCACCGTCACCTATACGGATCAGACTGACACTCAACGTACAATCACGTTCTCTCTTGCCGGAGCCTCTCCCCTTAACAGAGCCTCCCGCTGTATTCAATTAATTCCGAATGCGGGTCAGACGATGAAGAGCGTGGTCAAGGTAAACATAGGAACTTCGACTGGGACAGCAGGCTCATGGGGGATCACGGCAAGGAAGAAATTATTCAGTGTTCCGCAATTAGTCGCAAACATCGCACCACCGGGGGATTTCTGTGCCATCGGTGCCCCGTGGATTGCTGACACAGCTTGTTTGGAATTCTGTTGCCTCTGTTCAACGACCTCTACTGGAATTGTCCAGGGGGACATGAAAATAGGAGCTGCTTGAGATGAACATTCCTTCCACCCTGAGAGCCGGCGACACCATCGAATGGGACGAGACAGTCTCTGATTATCCCGCCACGGACGACTGGACTCTTGCCTTTGTCCTGACTAAATATGGCGCATCCCTGATCACCATTACCGCCAGCAGCTCGGGCGCTGACTACGCCATCTCGGTTCTGCCCGCCGTGAGTCGGCTCTGGGCCGCCGGGACCTATTCCTGGCAGGCCTACGTTTACAAAGATGACGGGGCCACCCCTACTCCGGCCATCACCGAAAAATACACTCTCGAATCCGGCCAGGTCGAGATCCTGCCCGACATCACGCAGGCCACATCGACCAGCGATCTCAGATCCCATGCGAAGAAAACCCTAGAAGCCATCGAAGCATTACTCGAAGGCAAGGCGACCGCCGACGTGCTGAGCTACAGTATCGGGGGCCGGTCTCTTTCGAAGATGAGTCCCGAGGAGCTGATCAAATGGCGCAGCTTCTATAAAACCGAATATGAGCGCGAGCTCGAAGCCGAAGGGATCGCCCGCGGCCTTGACAGCCCGCGCCGCGTCGGTGTGAGGTTTAGACGTGTTTGAATGGGTTAAAAAAATTCTTCCTGTCTTCAGGCGTTGGATCTCCCCTTCTCCGGGATTCTCGACTCCACCTTCCCGGTTTTCAACCAGGATGTATGCCGGGGCGAAGCAGTCGCGATTGACAGAGGGCTGGGGGCAGCTCGTAACGAGCTCCGACTCAGAACTCTCCACCAGCCTGCGGATTCTCCGTGGCCGCTCCAGGGCGCTCATGCGCGATGCGCCTTTTGCAAAGCGGGCTAAGGTTATCGTCGTCAATAACGTGGTAGGCCCGGGCATCGGTATGCAGGCCCAGGTCATGACCACGCGAGACCAGCTCAACACGCGCATCAATGACGACATCGAATCAGCCTGGGAAGAGTGGAGCGCGGCGAAATACTGCCATACCGGGGGTCTCCTCCATTTTGCCGACATCGAGCGCATGGCCATGGGCCAGATCTTTGAGGCCGGAGAAATCTTCATCCGCAAGCACTTCCGCTCTTTCGGCGGCTCTCCAGTCCCTTTCGCGATCGAGGTGATCGAGCCTGAAAGAGTCCTGGACGAATTCCAACCCTCGGCACTGCTGCCCGAGGCAGTGGTCCGGATGGGGATCGAGTCCGATTCATTTCGGCGTCCGGTCGCTTATTGGATCCGGCGACTTCATCCTGGCGAGATCCGCTTCAGCGCCCAGGAGACCGACGCCATCGAGCGCGTTTCTGCCGACCAGATCATCCATCTTCGGGTAATCGACCGCTGGCCCCAAACCAGGGGCGAGCCCTGGCTTCATGCCGTGCTGCGAAAACTGAATGACGTCGACGGCTATTCGGAGGCCGAAATCATCGCCGCCCGCGCGGCCGCCTCCTACATGGGCATCATCGAAACCGAGCAGGACTATGGCGAGAAGCAAGAAGATCAGTCCCGGCAGATCACCATCGAGCCAGGCATTGTCGAGCGCCTGAATCCAAGAGAAAAATTCAACTTCGTCAACCCGAACCGGCCAAATTCTACGATGGACCCCTTCATGCGCTTCATGCTCCGCGAAATCGCGGCAGGCACGGGAGTCTCCTATGAATCGCTCTCACGCGACTACTCCCAGAGCAACTACTCATCAAGCCGCCTGGCGCTTCTTGATGACCGCGACCTCTGGCGGACGATACAGCTCTGGTTTATCCGCAACTTCCGGCAGGAGGTTCATCGCGAATGGCTCCAACAGGCCGTGCTGGCACGTGCGGTAAATGCAGTCTCCATTGAGGATTACGCTGCAAATCCGCAGAAATTTGGCGCTGTTCGCTTCAAACCCCGCGGCTGGACGTGGATTGACCCCGAGAAGGAAGTCAAGGCCTATAAGGAAGGCATCAAGGCAGGCCTCACGACAACGACCGAAGTCATCGCCCTCACGGGCGGCGGCCGCGACATCGAAGATGTCCTCAACGAGCGCCGCTATGAACTTGACATGATGAAACAGAAAAACCTCATCTTCGATACCGACCCCGAATCGGCAGCATTCCAGAAGAGCACCTCTGGAGCTCCTCCAGGCGAGCCGAGATCGGTGGTCGTCCCATATCGACAGCGTTGAAGGAGAAAAGAGATGGAAGAAAACGAGAAATGTGAACTGATCGATATCGCTCGCGAGGCCTACCTGCAGGAGGAACGGCCCTACCCCAACGAGCATGCGTGACGGCTCGCCGATCCCGGTCAGTTTGACCGGTTCGCCCGCAAAAACTGCGAAGAGAAAGTTGACGGCAAATGCGTGGACGTGATCTACGGCATTAAAAGTGGCAAGTCAGAGATCCAGGCCCTGCGTTACCCGAAAGAGACCTGGAGCGCCGACGATGCCCGTGGCCACTGCAAGAAAAGGGGCGGCACCTTCGAGGCCGCCAAAGCCGAAAAGACCGCCGATTCGGAAACCATCAGAACCATCAAGGTCGGGATGCAGTACCGGGGGGCCATCATCGAAAAAAGGCAGATCGATGAGAAGAAGAGAACAATCGATCTCTCCTTCAGCTCCGAAGAGCCGGTGGAACGGTTCTGGGGGACCGAGATCCTCGACCATCAATCGAAATCTGTGAACCTGCGCCGCCTGAAGAAAGGGGGCGCTTTGTTGATAGACCACGACATGAAGAACCAGGTCGGGGTCATCGAGGGAGTATCGATCGACGAGGCTGACCGTAAGGGCCGCGCCAGCGTGCGGTTCGGGCGGAGTGCCAAGGCCGAGGAGATCTTCCAGGATGTGCTCGACGGAATCCGGTCGAATGTGTCGGTGGGCTATCAGATCGACGAAGTCGTGCTCGAAAAGGAAATGAAAGATGCACCGAGCACATACCGGGTCATGCGCTGGGAGCCCTATGAGATTTCCCTTGTCTCCGTCCCGGCCGACATCAGCGTCGGCGTGGGAAGGACCAATGACGATGCAAGAGAAATCGAGATCAGGATCCCCACGAAGGCCGAAGAAGAAAAACAAGAAAGAGTTGAGATTCCCAAAAAGGAGGAAAGAAAAATGGAAAAGTGTCCCAAATGTGGTGCCGAACTAAAAGACGGCAAATGCCTGGCCTGCGAAGCGCAGCGCCATGAAAAGGCCCCTTCTGCCCTGGAGCTGGAGAAGGAAAGGAAGAGGGGGATCGAGAATCTTTGCAAGGCCAACAGAATCCCCGATAACATCAAGGACGCCTGGATCGTGCAGGGCCTTTCCCTGGCAGAGGTTTCGGATCAGCTCCTGCTCGTTCTCGCAGAGCGGAGCAAAAGCAATCCCGATGACGCCCTTGGCTATATTGGCCTAACGAGGAAAGAAACCCAGCAGTTCAGTTTAACCAGGGCCATCCTGGCCATCGTGGAAAATGATTGGAGAAACGCACCCTTTGAATTGGAGTGCTCCAAGGCGACGGCAGCCAAGATGAACAAAGTCGTCGAACAGACAAAGTTTTATGTTCCCTACGAAGTTTTGCAAAGGGAAGTCCCTGTCCCAGTTCATCGTGAGGGTCGGCGCGATTTGTCGGTTGCTTATGGCGGCGGTGCGTACTTGGTTGACACGACCAATGTCGGTTTCATCGAAATGTTGAGGAACCGGGCCGTGATCTTTCGAATGGGGGCAAGGCGGCTCACGGGTCTCCAGGGAAATATCACAATCCCGAGGCAGTCCGGGGCGGCAACAGCTTACTGGTTGACCACCGAATCAACCGATATTACCGAGAGTCAACAGACGATCATCCAGGTCGTTATGACACCCAAAACGGTCGGGGCTTACACGGAGATCAGCCGGCAACTGCTTCTTCAGAGCACCCCGGCTGCAGAGGGCATCGTCAGTGACGATCTGGCCCAGGTAGTGGCTCTTGCAGCCGATTATGCGGCAATCGCAGGCCCCGGGACTTCCGGATCGCCTCTTGGAATTATCTATACCCCGTTAGTTGGAACCCAGAGCGGCACGACCCTTGCTTATGCCGGAGTCCTTGGCTTTCAATCTGACCTCGCAGCGGCCAATATAACGCCGGTCCGCGGCGGATATGTCGGAACCCCCGCGACGGCCGCGATCATGATGGCCGAGATGAAGGTGGCCAATACCTGGTCGCCTTGCTGGGAGGGCAGCATGTGGGATGGAATGATGTGTGGATTCCCCGCCATTAGTTCCAATCAGATTCCAACGGCGGGCCTGCTTTTCGGCGACTGGCAGGAACTGGTCGTCGGTGAATGGGGAGTGCTCGAAGTCGAAGTTAACCCTTATGCGAATTTCAAGGCTGGGATCATCGGGGTCAGGGCCATTTATTCCATGGATTGCGCAGTGCGAAGGCCGCTGGCATTCTCCTGGGCCGTCACCGTGACATAAAGAAAGAGCATGGCATTAACCATCGAATCTGCCGGGGCTCTCGTCCCCGGCATGATTTTGAAAGAAAAGGAGGGTCCAGTGAATACGCAAAAGGTGAAAATCTTGCGCACCTTCGTCGGTTTGCCGGAGGGGACCAAAATCGGGGATATCGTTGTCATTTCCAGGTTGATGGCAATAGCAGCGAGGGAAGGCCGCAAGGTCGAGTTTGTCACAGAAGTGGCACCGCCCGGTCCTACAGATGAGGAGTTGAAGGCCGGGAAAAAAGCCGAAGCAAAAGCCATTGCGAAAGAAGAACGGGCGGAAGCGAAGGCTGAGGCCAAAGAGGAAGCCGCAGCCGAAGCTAAGGCCGATTTAAGAGAAGCTATGGCTCATCAGAAAAAAAAGTAACAACGAAGAAGGCATAGTCCTTCTTATTCTCAGTGAAAGGAGAAAAAAGATGATTCCATCGGAAGCTCAAGCAGTAAATCTTGTGTCGTTAGTTCCTTCAGAGGAATATTCCACTTGTTCCGGGGCCTATACCAGCGTTCTGGCAGAAGGGATAATCTTGATGATCGAGGATATCGGAGGGTTCAGCACCGGTAGCTTTACCGGTTGCCTGTATACGGCCACGGCAGCAGACGGAACCGGTGCAACCGCGATGGTTGAGACTGATGGCACCACGACATCCGAACACTTTACCACTTCAGGCCATTGCCACAAGAAACTCTTTGATGCCCGGCAGTGCCTCGGGTATCTTGGATATCTCGGAACAATCACCACAGGACCGATCAGTATGAGCGTTACGGCGCTTTATCGGGCCAAGACGAGTACCTAAATCGCCCAGGAGTAGGGGACGGCCTGCAGCAGGAACCGTTCCCTACATCCCAGAGGCAGAAATGACGGAAGATAAATTATACCCTTTTCCAGATGGGGTAAAGCTTGCCATAGCGCTTCCCCACACGTTGCCGCTGATCTCGACGGTGACGCATCACAGCCTATTTTGTGTTTCAAGACCTGATGCTGCCATATACTTGACAGCTCACGCCGGAGGAGATCTGGCGAACAGGCGCGAATACCAAATAGAGGAAGGCTTAAAACTGGGCTGCACTCATTTCTGGCTGATCGATGGTGACATGGATTTTCCGGCCGACATCCTGATTCGCCTTTTCAAATTGTTAAGAGAAGGCGCCGATCTTGCCGGTGGCCTCTGCTATCGCGGTTATCCGCCGCACGAACCCATTGCCAAACATCCCTCCAAAAGAGGGAACATGAAACCGCTGATTGATTTCCAATTCGGAGATATCATAGAACCGGCGGGCACCGGAACGGCCTGCTTGCTGGTGAAGCGAGAGGTATTCGAAAAAGTTCCCCGGCCCTGGTTTTCAATTATCCGCGATACCAAAGATCCCCTGAAGATTGTTAAATCGCTCGATTTTCATTTTACCAGCAGGGCCGTTGAATTAGGATTTAAATTATGGATTGACACCTCAAAAGACGTCGGCCACCTGAAGGAAATCGGAATAAATCGGGACTTCTATTTCATGAATCAGATCTTTGAGGAGTTGATAGGAAAAGACGGCAAAAGAGATAGGCTCCATAAGCTATCCCAAAAATTATCGGAACCTCTATGGATCGATAAGCTGGACCGCCTGCTCGAAGACGAGAAGGAAGCAAAGCAGTTAGCCCGACCATCCGACTCAATGAACTGGCAGCTCGTATCGGGCGATCGTTCCATTTTTGCCCACCGATTAGGCCAGATGCTGGGGCTAAAAATTCACACCGAGCCAGAAGGCTCTCCCGACGGCCTTTTCCTCGTTGATATGCTTCCCGAAAACATGGCCATATCGCAGCAGTATAGGGCAATTCCCAAAATCTGCTACTGGACCGGAAGCGATGCAAGGCTTTTTTTAAACAACGGGGCCAGCAGCGAGTTCGGGCCGTCCATTCATGTGACGGATAGCCCCTGGCTTGCCATCAAACTGAATGCCCGTCTTTCGAAGGTCTGCTTTTTGCCGATGCCTCCCAATCTTCCGAAGTTCGATATTCCGGTGAAGCAGCCCGGGATCCTCATGTACCTCAATAAGCACGGGGCACGGGACATAAAGCGCTCGGTGGCCTTTATCCAAGCTGTCCAGGACATTCCGATTTATGTGATGCGCGGGCCCGGCATCGGAGTTGACCTGCCCGTTCAGGAGAATCTGACCGACCTAAAATGGATCCCGAATGACGATGAGAGGGAAGAGCTCTTCAAAAAGGTCTCCGTCTACGTCCGCTTCATGCTCTATGACGGCCTGAGCCAGACGGTAATAGAAATGAAGATGCTCGGCAGGCAAGTCTTTTATACGACACCGTTTCCTTATTGCAATTACATTGAGCCCGAGGAAAGTGTCGAATCTGTCGCACAAAGGGTGCGGGAAGCAATTTCACTTCCTCCGGATCGGCAGGCGAGAAAGTGGTACTGGTCGGTTTTTAACCGCGAAAATTTCAATAGAATTCTGGGGCAGCTCGTTAAAAAAGAAGGCTGGAGCTTCCCCGAGGTGACCGATAAATAATTATGGAAAATCAAGGCCTCATTTCAGATCTCCAGGTCGGGTCCGGCAGAGAGCCGCATTATCTTTTTCACCGGCGGGTTTGGGATCACATCGGATGCGTCGTTGACCTGGGGTGCGGAACCTGGGATTGGTCGAAATGCTTCCTGGGAAAGAAGAGGGTGATCGGGTGTGATCCGATGGAGGATAGCGTTCCTGAAGGCGCCGAACTTTTTCGTGGTTTTGTGGGGAATTTTTGCGGCCGAATCTCCTACCAAAACGGCAACCCGAACCGGATAAGCGGGCTTAAAGCTGGAGACCACGAGGCAGACATGATCACGCTGGAAAAACTCTTTTGGCGTTTTCGGTTACCTCCAATCAGCCTGCTCAAGATGAACATCGAGGGAATGGAATATGATCTCCTGATCCACCTGCGCGAGCCGGTCGCCGACCAGATCGTGGTCTCCTTTCACGACTACCCGATCTCGGGTCTCAGCAATAAGAGGGCGACCCGGGCCGTCCTGGATTATTTATCGGAATGGTACGATTGGTGCTGCACGGACAAGGAGTGGAGTTGGTGGGTTTTACTTAGAAAGGAGTAAGGAGGAAAGACCATGAGACTGAATAAATGGGAATTGGGAGTCATCGTTTTAATCCTTTTGGCATTCTTCGGCATCGCATGGGCGATCGATGAGCAGATCACGGTGTCCAGCACTCCGATAGGCTTGACCGCGGCCAAGTATGGACAACTGAGGAATGCCCTTATTACCGTTGAGACGAACGATATCCGGTTCACGCTCGACGGCGTCACGGTTCCAACTTCTGGCGGGGCAGGAATAAAGCTCTTTGTAGGACAGAGCTTAACGCTGGGTTATCAGAATGATCTCTCGAAATTTAGCGCCGTCCGGGACTCGGGCACCAATGCCAAACTGAGCGTGACCTATTACTAATTGGAGCCTTCGAATGAGCAGATCGTTGATTCGTAACTGGATTTTAATTGGCATTTGCATCGCGGTCCTCTCGCCGTGTGTCTATGCCGATCCTTTCTTCAATATCGACGATGGGATGATAAAGGGAAGGATACTGACGGAACTTGTGACCGTCGCCGCTGCCGCCTATACCGATACGACGATCAGCATCCCGGCAAACGCCATGGTCTATGGCGTGAGAGTAAGCGTCGATACGGTCATCCCCACGGCGAGCACCTTCACCGTGACGGGAGCCACGAGTACAACAGAATTCAGCCCTGTCGATGGCCCACAACTTGCAACAAATAGTGGGATGGAGGATGGAAATCCTCCTGCCGGATGGACTGCAACAGATTCCCCGCAGGTATTCGAACGAAGCGATATCCAGAAACACAGTGGTTCGTACTCTGCACATGTGTCTGTAACGACTGCAGATACAAGGGGAATTTATAATATTACCGATATCGCCGTTGGCAAAACCTATAAAGTCTCTTTTTGGGTTTACCTTGTTTCGGGTGAACTAAGGATAGACTACAGGTTAGCTGATTCAAGTGGTCCGTACGCAACAATAAACACAACCGGAAGTTGGGTTTTTTGGGAATATATTGCAACAGAGAAACCTGGCACCGATACCAATGCCCTTTTTCTTCGTTCTAGTGCTCAAATCTCTGAGTTCTACATTGACGATTTTTCTGTAACAGAAGTGGGCGGTATTTCAACGGTAGCAGGCTCGACAGATTTAGGAACGACCAACTGCCCTTATAAAAACGGGGCGGCACAAAAAATCAGGATTACTCCCAATGCCGCTCCGGCTGCGGCTACTGGAAAAGTTTTGGTGACGATTTTTTATTGGTTGAAGAATCCGTCGATGAATTAGAGGAAACGAAATGACAGACTTTTGGGTCGATGATCTTCCGGCTTTTTTCGCCGATTTTGGAGCCGACACCAGCCTTGGCTATATTGCCAGCATTGCGGTCGGTGCGGGCGGCACGGGCTACTCCGTGGACGATGTCCTCACGCTCGCGGCTCCGACGGACGGCACGGCTGCAACCGCAAAAGTGACCCACGTGGTGACCGGAGGAATCGTTGACGGCGTCACGCTTTTAACTGATGGCGCGGGTTATACGACCGGCGTCAAAACAACGACAGTTGCTCCTGCCGGCGGAGCAAACTGCACGATCAACGTGTTGACGGTGGATGCCCCGTTTAAGGTTATTCTTCATAATCTATATGAAGCGGCAATTCTCTTCGGCACGGAGATCGAACAGCAGGGGCCCTATTGTGAAGCCAGGGATTCCGATATTATGGGAATTGTGCACGGAACCGGTGTCTGGATCGATTCGGTTTACTACGAGGTGACGAGCATCCAGCCGGACGGCACCGGCATCAGCATATTAAAGCTTTCGAAGGATTAGGGGAAGGTTTGACAAACAAGATCCAAACAGAAACGGATAAACCTCTAATTACGGAGTCCGGAGGCCATTTGGTCGCGGAATCGGGGGTTGATTCCATCCATCAGCGAATCATCAATGCAATCGAGACGCGTTTGGACGGAATTACACTCCCGGCGACGTATGATTCGATTCGGCAGCAGATCATCGCCGCATTTGGTCTCCGGATCGCAACAGTGACTCTGCCCGCGACTTATGACTCGATTCGGCAGCAGATCCTCGACCGCATCGAGCACAGATTCAAAAGAATCGGGCTTGGAGAAGCAGCCCTTGGCGAGGGAGATCTAGGGGATTCATAAAATGAGAAGAAAAATCAACAAAAAATCTCTTACTCTTGCCCTGTGCGGTCTACTATGTGCCCTCTGCGTTTACGCCGGTACGACTACCAACTTTCATTGGGATTACGGCACCCGGGGCCAAAAGCCCTGGTGGAACGTCTGGACCACTATTCTCCAATCCATCGACACCGAACTTTACGGCATCAAACATGGAACAGCGATTCTCGATGATATTAAACTCAAGGGTCCACGGGTCGATGTCCGGGCCTATGGTGCAGTAGGAAACGGAACAACGAACGACAAGGCAGCGGTTTCAAGCGCATTGTCAGCAGCAATCGCAGCAGGAAAGCCTCTTTATTTTCCTGCTGGTACTTGGCTTATCGAACATTCTGGAGCAGGGCAGGGATTGGCGGTTACTGGCGACTTAGTGATTTATGGAGATGGAAAAGACCAGACTATTATTCAATTTGCTCCTAATGTTTTGACATATCAATACGACGGTTTTGCACTTTCAGTTAATACAAAAGTAACCTTCAGAGATTTAACCATCCGAGGTTCCATTACTCAACCGGCGGACGGAACTTATGAGACCAAGGCAATAAGAATTGCTGGAGGAGATAGTTCGGAAACGCGATTGGAAAGAGTCCGTATCGACCAATATTTTGTGACAGCAATGGAACAAGGTGGAAATTCTGATTCTCTCCTTCAATTGGACGATTGCTATATTTTTTCTGCAAGGTTTGGCCTTGCAGGAGGTGGGGCAACAAGCACGACCTATAAGAGATTCCACGCCTTCAATACTCATTTTGCTGGTCTCGGATCGAACGCGTCGGCAACCTGCCATCTTCTTTATCCCGGACCAAATGTTTCATTAAAGATAATAGGTTCTAGATTTTCCGGAACTTATTTGGACGGTTACGCCATTCATTCTTATGGTACGTGTAATATTGTTCCTAAGTACCTCATCATCGATGGATGTGTCTTTGACTCTACTGTTACAAGGGGAATATTTATATCTCAAGGTACACTGCAAATATCCAATTGCAGATTCTATCAAACCGCCGCCGCCATTACCCTTTCCAGAAGCGCTGATACAAATCAAAAATCTAACCTCCAGATGGAAAAGTGCGACTTTGCATCAGGCTCAGGTTCAGTCTTTTTAACACAGTCTGGAGGAGATGGCGGAATTCATAACATTTCTAACTGCACTTTTGACGGAATGAGCGCAGAGATGGTAAAGGCAGACTCAAGATGGAAATTTAGTAATTGCTATTTTTTAAATGGTGGACTCATTATCTCCAATACCTATGCTATTGCTTCGGCAGAAATTTTAAATTGCAAATTTACCGGCAAAGTCATAAGCCCGACTTA